GACTATTTTATCGAGATTGTAGAGCCGATTTTATGAGAACGGGCAACAGGGTGGTTCCCTCCTTTCCCACCCTCCGTTCTTGCCCTTACAGGTATAAATATGAACTTGTGAGATGGGCTACCAAAAGATTTAATATTAGTGAATCAAAGGCAAACGATATGAAGAAAAAACAATTATATGCAATATGGTTTAATCTATGAGTTATATAGGTTATATTAACAAGCCTATTAGACATCATCCCGATCTATCACCGAGGGATAAACTTGTTTATTGCGAGATTACTGCCACCTTAGATGATAGAGGGCTTTGTGTTAAAAATAATATTTATTTCTCGAATGTTTTGAATTGCACCAAAAGTACGATCTCGGCAAGTATGACTAAATTACGTGAATTTGGGTTCATCGACATTATAATCGAAAAGGATAGCGAAAGCCAGAAGTTTAAGAAGAGATATATTATTTTGAAAACCAGTACCAGTTTTTCGGGTGGGGGTAATCCAAATTTAGAAAAAGCCGTGTCTGATTTATCGGTAGGGGTAGAGCCTATTTTGGCTAATGCCACCGAGGAGAATGGTACAAAAGCCGATGCCAATTTTTCCGATTCTATTATTATAAATAATAATATTAGATATATATACTCTGATAAGAGGGTTCCAATTAATTATAATACAAAGATTACACAAGGGCAGATGGAATATCTCAAACAGATAGTAACGGAATTTTATACGGCAAAGCATAAACAATACCCCAATCACGTTAAAGCGGATTGGTATAACGATCAACGGCTAACGGTTGGTTCGGTTAATACTTTATTTGACCTCATTAAGTTAGATGGGTGGAATGAAAAAGAAGTTCGTGATGTTATCAGATGGGCTACAAATGACTCTTTTTGGTCATCCAATCTGTTATCTCTAAAATCATTACGGATTAAATCAAAAAACGGACAAACGAAGTTTGCAAATTTGCAAATTAAGTTTGCGAACTAAGGAGAATAAAATGGAAACACAATGGGGGGGTCTAAGAAACCCCGAAATACGAAATCAAGTAAGGTTGGGTCTAATATCACCGTCAGCAGATATAACGAGGGGTTCGGAAGAACATAGATATTTATCCTCTTTAGAGTCACTTGTATATTATTTTGGTGAAGATTGGTTCGATTTGAATGGTGATAAAAAACAAGCCGTTCAGAAGGGTAGAGACAAACACAAAAGGCAATTCACCCAAACTCAGCCAAAAAGATGTGGCGAATGTGGTGAGCCGTGGGGTAAGGATGCAGATGGATTCTATTATATCGACAATGATAATTTTAATAGATTACCAATGTTAAATCAAACTTGTCCAGAATGCCTATGACCTTCGACGAATTAGGGATTAATCTAAGGCATACTTCTGGGCAGGAAAAAACCCAATGCCCTAAGTGTTCACATCAACGTCGGAAGAAGACAGACCCCTGTTTATCTGTGAACATCGATGAAGGTGTTTATAAATGCCATCATTGTGGATGGGGTGGCTCAGTCAATGAGAAGGGCAGTTATATCCCACCAGAGATAGTTAAGCCACCAGAACCATTAACAGACCTACCTAAAGAGGTAATCAAATGGTTTGATGAACGAGGTATATCCGAAGCAATAGTTAGTGATGCGGGGATTGGTTACGATAATCATTGGATTCAATTCCCCTTTAAAAAGGACGGTGAGGTTGTTAATGTTAAATCTCGGACTGCTGATAAAAAATTCAGACAATCCAAGAATGCTGAGAAATGTTTCTATAGATTTGATTCTATGGTTGGGATGGAAGCAATTATAATCACAGAAGGCGAAATAGATGCCCTATCAATGGTACAGGCGGGTTATAATAACGTAGTCAGCGTTCCAGATGGTGCTATTGCCCCTAATTCTCACGCTTCAGATAGAAAATTTTCGTATTTATTGTCAGCGGAAGAGCATTTGATGAATGCAACCACTGTCATACTTGCTATGGATGATGACTCAAGCGGTCACGCTATGAGGGATGAACTTTCTCGACGGATAGGCAAGGAGAAATGTTATCGTGTTACCTACCCCACAGATTGCAAGGATATGAACGATGTGTTGGTCAAATATGGCGAAGATAAGATAACTGAGATTATAACTGATGCACACCCATATCCGATTGATGGGGTCGTATTGGTTAATGATGTCCTTGAAGATGCTATCGACCTTCTTAAAACACCCGATTCTAAGGGTTTAAGCACGGGTTGGGAAGGCTTGGATGAGTATTACCGTATATCGCCTTCTGAGGTTACTATTGTTACAGGAGTGCCTAATATGGGGAAATCCGAATGGATGGATGCCCTAATGATTAATATGGTTCAAGACTACGGATGGAAATTCGGTATATTCTCAGCCGAAAACTTCCCTGTCAAACACCACCTTCTCAAATTGGTTGGTAAATTCACAGGGCAAGCATTCTGGGGGGATGATAGAGTTGATGAAGAAACGGCACGTAATGCTATGGGTATATTAAACGATCATATTAAGTTTATTGGGACTCAGGAAGACACCGTGACTATCGAGAGTATATTAGACCAAGCACGGATTTTAAACTTCCGCTATGGATTGAATGGGTTGGTAATTGACCCGTGGAATACAGTTGAGCATAAGTTTAGAGATTCTGAGAATGAGACTAATTATGTATCTCGGATACTCGCAAGTCTTAATACATTCGCAAAGATACATGAGATTCATATTTGGGTAGTTGCACATCCAAGAAAAATGGAGAGTGATAACAATAGGAAAGTAGTTGTCCCAACGCCCTATGATATAAGCGGAAGTGCTAACTTTTATAATAAAGCAGATAACTGTATAACAGTACATAGGCATAAGGATGAAGATGAAGATTATGTAGGGATTCATGTGCAAAAGATTCGTTTCCAATACAAAAACGGATACACGGGTATAGGTAAGTTAAATTTTAATATAAGGAACGGCAAATATGGAGAATATTTTAAACAAGACGAAAAGTCATTATTTTAAAGCAATAGAGAAAATAAAAAACAAACCTACAATGGACTATCGGATTAGACGAATGCGGAAACGACTACAGGAAGAATTTGATGCAGTCTGGGTTAGGTATGAGAAAGGTGAGGTTACATTCGATGTATGGGAGAAAGCACTTAATAAATGGTTACAAGCGGAGTCAATATGAAATGTGAACATAGAAATGTAAATAAACGAGGTATCAGAAACGGCAAACAGAGGACGAGATGTGTGGATTGTGGTCAATGGGACTCATTCTATCTATCACCCGAAGGGGTTAAAATCCTTCTGTTTGATATAGAAACAACCCCAATGGAAGTATATGTGTGGGGGTTATTCGGGAATAAATATATTCAGCACGGCAATGTAATAAAAGATTGGAATGTCTTGTCTTGGTCGGCTAAATGGTTGTGTGATTCGGGTGTTATATCTGATATTCAAACTTCTAAAGAAGCTATGAACAGGGATGATAAGAGAGTATTGGGTGGTATATGGGACTTAATCAACCAAGCAGATGTAGTGATTGCCCATAATGGTGATAAATTTGATCTCAAAAAACTCAATACGAGATTCCACATGAACGGTTTTCTACCCCCTTCCCCATACCAATCAATCGACACTCTAAAGGTTGCCAAGCGTAATTTTGCCTTCTCATCTAATAGGTTAGATTATTTAGGGCAGATTATGACAAATAAAGGTAAAATAAGTACAAACTTTCAGTTGTGGACTGATTGTTTAAGGGGCGACCCCAAGGCACTCCACAATATGCTTGAATATAACGAAGAAGATGTACGGCTATTAGAAGAGGTATATCTTGAGTTAAGACCTTGGATTAAATCCCACCCGAATGTCGGGGTATATATGGATGGTGAAGTATGCCCATCTTGTGGTAGTGATGATGTCCATGCTAATGGTGGTTATTATACCACAATGGCAAACAGGTATGAATCTTACAGATGTGATGACTGTGGTGCATTATCGAGAAAATTGCAGAGCGAATTATCTGTTCACGATAGAAAAAAACTAATGAGACCATTGCCAAGATAACTCTTGGTTCTTAGATTAATATATGGTAATATTAGGTGTGGATAAAGAAGAAATAACAGGCTCTTACAAGATAGAATTCCCAAAAGAAATGTCAAAAGAAGAAATAAATTGGATAAAAGAACATCTCTTTAGATTCCTCGAAAGACACTCTTGTACAATCGAGAAAAAAGATGTATAAGGGTGATTCTGGGTTATATTGGTTCACAATATCGTGGGATGGATTCGACGAGTATTCTGAAGGCTCCATGTCTTTCCCAAGAAATGAATACGATGATGCGGTGGATGGAATCAAATATTATCTTGATAAGTATAAAAATAGGGATGCCTATCTTAGTGGGTTCGCAATGGAAGACAAAACTTCCTCTAAGAACCTTATGACACCAGAATTTATTAAACAGCTAACAGGAGAATAAATGGAAAGAAACACCTTAAAAATAAAAGCTAATACAGATAACATAGTGGAATTTCTGTATGATACCCCAATAGAAGGGACAAATGCTTACGGTATGTATCATTTGTATGCCTTCGGAATGGATGGGGAAGAAGCGGGCTTATTCGCAACAGATACATTGCATGAGAAGTTGAAGAACTTCACAAAAGGTGATTCTGTGAATATTCGTAAAGAAGAATATGAAGCAGGTAAGTTTGGTTGGAATGTTATCCCTCAAGATGGGACACCTACGAGAAAAGCCCCCCCACCAAGCGTAAGCACACCAACGACCACTCAAAGTGTAGATGCAAGAACAAAAGACATCCATAGACAGGTATGTCTGAAACTTGCAGTACAAAGTATGGACACCTCAGAGACATTAGATTTTGCAATGGTAAAGTTGCGTATGGAAGGTCTGCTTGGGGTATTGGACAACGAGGAAGTTAAAGAAGAACTCCCCTTTTGAAAAAAAGCCTGATTAAAAAGCTCGACTCAGCGTGGGGTTTAAAAGTCCGTGGATATGGGATGTGTGAGAAGTGCCATAAAACCTCTCCCTTAAATGCTCATCATTTCTATTCACGGGCAATCAGGTCAGTCAGGTGGGACTTAGATAATGGATTTTGTCTATGTGTTGGATGCCATGTATTCTCATCTAAGTTCTCTGCCCATAAAACACCCGCTGAATTTGTGGAATGGGCAATAGAGAAACGTGGGCAGGAATGGTATGATGATCTAAAAGGGAGAAAAAATTTATTAATGAAGTACAAAGACGGGGATGTTGAATCTTTACTTAGGAGAATGTTATGAAGAGTAAATTTAGAGATGGTCTCGCATCAATCTGGGGGCATACTGAAATGGAATTAGCCCCCCTGACAAAAGCAGAACTATTAGATAAGATGGCAGAAATTAGTAACATTGTCGATGATTTGGTAAGTCTCGACCTCGAAGGTGAGTGTACCCATTGCGGTGATGTGTATATATGTGAACCCTGTATGGATGAGATGTGTTCGGATATTGCCACTTAAAAAGTAAGGTATGCCCATTTGCATCAAGTGTTTATTGTGGGTTTCAGACAGGGGAAAACCGTCTGGAATATATGAAAAAATGCCCTTTAAAAAAGAAGGAAGTCAGAAAAGAAAGAATTTATGATAAAAATACTTAAATTTGTTGGGATTATATGGCTGATACAAGTGGCTCTTGTTATAATTAGCCTCCCAATGTGGGTATTATTAAAATTATGGGGATGATACTTAACAATGTGGATAAAGAACAGTTGGAAAGTGTAATGTCGTGGTTGGCATTCCCCATAAAAATTTAGGAGATTAAAATGGAATTTACGTGCATAGAATGCGAAACTCTTTACGATGATACAGATGGAGACACAGACGAAAGAATGTGTAATAAATGTCTTGACATTATCTACGATGAATCTTTGGAAAGAAAATCAAAAGAACAGGTTAAATCGGTTATGGGTAAGGTTGATGAATTGATTGATTTAGTAACAGTAGAGAGGCGTAACCCAGACATACGAAGGTCATCTACGAAACACTACCCAGATTGGGATATGAAGAAGAAAAAATACCTGAAGGTTAAAGTACCTCATATTCACCGACGTGGCTACATAATAGTGGAGAAAAATGAAACTAAAAGAAAATGAAAATTCTGTATATAGGTATTCACAGCAAGTCAAATCGTTTATGAATAAAATCGATAAGTTTATAAAATATTTT